TTAAAGACGCTAAGAGCAGATAGTTTAGACACAATATCATCTCTAATCGCCGCTTGATTTGTGAGATTTTTTGTAAGAGTAATTGCCTCGTTGATTGCACCTTGTACTCCACTTACGGCTGGTGCCGTAATAGTCATTGAAATAGCAGGACTAAGTGCCGCTGTAATACCATACACACCTACCCCTGTAGTCGTAGAATTAGGCGAAATATTAGTTGTTAAACCACTACCAGACACTGCAAAAGTAGAAGTACTAAATGCACGAGGCCCAGGAACGTCAGACGTAAGTGTAAGAATATTAGTAGATGCAGTAGCTGTAAAATCTGCCAATGCATTATTACTATTAATATAATCACGAATAGCCGCAACAAACTGCGTCATAGTAATTGTAGCACCATCAGCATAGCTAGTACCAAGAATAGCACTAGCAGGGAAACTAACATTACCAATACTAGCATCACCGTTAATAATTGCGCTAGCGCCACCATCAAGGTGGGTAGATTTATCACGATCATAAGTAAATGTTGCTGAAGATGGATAAGTTAGTGTGCTTACTGCGTTAACAGTATTAGGCCCAGTATCACCTGTGACTGTAAGATCTACAACTTCAAGCACATCAGTAGTAAAGCTACTAAATGTACTAACAGCTACTGTTTTAACAGCTTTAGTTCCTACTGTTTTTTTAGGCGTTTTACCATTAATAGTAACTGCTTGAGTCTCTCTTTTACCGCGATTAGTATAGCCTGCATTGCCACTGTTGCCAGTAGCCGCAATAGTCGCAGTTGGGATACCGCCTCCTTTAATAGGCCCAACATCACCTGCAGCAACCGCATCAAGGTCTCTAATAGTCCATGTATTGTCTCTGTAATTCCAGATAAGAGCTTCATCGCACTCGCCTCCAGTTGAGTTTAGTGTAGGATAACACACCCATATTTCTTCTTCTTGATGATTCTGAAGGGTAAACAATTGACGTTCATGTATTGGGTTTAGGTTATTATAAAAGTATTGAGTAACCCGTTTACCAGATAACGATTGTATATTTCCTGGGTTTCCAGAAAATGTGTAAATGTCGTTAGCGCCTACTACAAAATGTTTACCATCATATTCCACAACAGCACCTGTAGTAAGGCACCCATACTCATCTGTATTAGGAGCAAATGAAACAGGTGCAGTGGCGTTACCAGTAAGGCGCATAACGTGAATACTGTCTGTACTATAAATGTACATATTACCCTGCAACGATTTCATTTCTTGAATAACATTTGTTTCAGACAAAGTAAATTCGTCTGCTGTACTTACACCTGCTGCAAATGGGTTCCAGTTATTTGGAACAGACCCTGGAACTGCAACATCTGATGTACGCACTACACCCGAAAGTCTACGAATAATTTTTGCATTATTAGTTGAGTCTACTTCTGTAAGATCACCAGCAACCAGTAGATCACCAAATGATTGTACTATACCAGCACGAACATCAACAATATTTCTAGATTCAATTGTTACTTTTACAGAATCCCCTACAGTAAGACCGCCAATTACAATAACTGTGGTATTAGTAGATGTGTCTGTGTAAATTTGAAAGTTATTACCTGTTACAGTAGGTGTAGTTCCTGGTAGGGTTCCTGGAACAAAGTTAGTACCGTTTACTGTCCCTGACCCAGCAGGACTACCTGCTTGTGCTGATTTATTATTAGTCCCTGTAACAAGAATTTGATTAGTAGAAAAGTCTACTTTTTGTCCAAGATCAAATACTGTAATTGCACCTGCTGAATATGTATCATTAAACACTTGTTGCTCAACTTGATAGCTATCCCATCCAGGAAGTTCTGCAAGTACTATATTATTAATATCTGTGTTACCTGCAGTATCAAGAATGTAATGCGGTTTATCAATACCGTTATTTAAAATAAAAGCAAAACCACCACTAAACAAAGTATGTTGCCAACCGTAAGTTGTAAATGCAAACCCGTTTGTCATACTAGCAGGTGTAATATCTTTCTTTGTACCTAGATGATCTTGAATATAAACTTTCTGACCCACTGTAATACCAGCACGTATATAGTCTACTACCCAAATATAATAACAACCATGTGGTGCTTTGTTGGGGTTTTCCCAGACTGCAAAGTACCTAACTTGCCCAAATGCTTCATTAGCAGGTACAAGATCTTCTACAATATTATTAAGCAGTAGCTCACCAGTAATTTTACGAACTGCACCATCTTTAAACCTAACATTGCGTACATTTGTAAATACGTTTGGTGCTAAGGCAACAGGAGGAGTATCTATGATTACCCCTTGCGATGCGATATCGGTAACAGAAATTGTTTCTTCTGCCATATTACTCCTCCGTTAATTAGTCGTTATGAGCATTCCTTTTGGCCTGTAAGCGGGTCGATGAAGCAAGCCTCAACCTTTCCCTCTTCTTCAGCCATTTCCTCATTCTCGCTAAGTACCTTCTCTTCCTCTTCCAAGGTTTCGTTGAAGATACCAAATCTTTTTCCACTGATCCTGAACGTAGTGCATCCCTTCGCCCCGCCCTTCCAGGCATCAACATACACTTGTTTAAATTCCTCATATGAGACATCATCTCCCACATTACAAGTTTTAGAACACGCTGAGTCAACATAGTGTTGAGACAACAGCAATACTGCTAAGTGGTCTTGAACTGAAATATCAGATGATGTCCTCCCTTCTACCCCTCTTGCATAAGCGTAATCCTCTACACGCTCTACACGAGGTCCTTCAAATGTTTGGATAGTACGATCATAATAGTGACTAAATACTGGCTCTATCCCACCAGTAACATTATCTGCCACGAGACTAATAGTCCCAGTAGGAGCAATGCTAGTAAGGTGGCTGTTACGTATGCCATGTTCTCTAATCTCCTTTTTAACGGATGCTGGAAGTGTACGTACAAAGTTAGACTTTAGATACTCTTTACGATACATAGGGAACGCACCTTTTTCTTTTGCAAGAAGTGCTGATGCCCGATAACAATTATCTCTCAAACAAGCAAATACTTTCTCTGACCAATTAAGAAATTCAGGAGAAGCGTAAGGGTACCCTAGAAGCTCACCAGCGTTAGCTAGCGCAGTTACACCTAGTCCCATACGTCTTTTAGCCTTAGCCTCATCAGACTGCTCTTTAAGCGGGTAAATAGTACGATCAATAATATTATCCATAGCACGTACTACATGTGGGATATCTTTCTTAAACTGTGTAAAGTTAAATGTATAATTACCATCACTTTCATCAAGGTATTTTACTAAGTTAAAGGAACCTAATAGACATGCACCTTGCGGGGGCAACGGCTGCTCACCACATGGGTTAGTGGCTTCAATAGTCTCACAGTACCACAAGTTATTCATCTCTTGTATACGGTCAATAAACAGAACCCCAGGCTCTGCCCAATCCCATGTCGAGTTCATTATTTCGTCCCAAACCATTGAGGCCGATAAAGACCCACGCACAACACCATCAAAGACAAGATCGTACTCGGTATCACTATCCAGAGCTTCCATAAATGCATCTGTAATCCCGACTGAGATATTAAAACCTGTGAGCTTATCACTGTTGCGTTTAGCCCTAATAAAATCAAGAATATCAGGATGGTCAATCCTAAGGACACCCATTTGTGCTCCACGCCTGTGACCAGACGAAGCAATTGTTTGACACACTGCATCAAAGATACCCATGAAAGAAACAGGACCAGAGGACTGAGAATCGAGAGAATTAATATGGTCGCCACGAGGTCTGAGTCTAGAGAAATCGTATCCAATACCACCCCCTTTACGCATTGTTTCAGCGGCTTCTGCTGCACGTTTCATGATAGACTTCATGTTGTCATCAATGATCCCTGAAACAAAACAGTTAAATGCAGTAGTAATACGCCGACTGCCCATTGCGTTTTGAACCCTACCTGCTGGTAAGAATCTCATATTTCCAAATATGTCTTCTAGCTCTAGTTGATGTTCCTCAGTATCATTAAGTGCTGCTGCCATTCGTTTTACTTTATCATCAAAGGACTCACCCTCTTGACGATATTTCATAGCATCAATCTCTTCAGAAATAGATGTGGATGGACCAACGTACTCTACGTTTCTCATAGTATTATTACCTCTTTGTTAAATAGAATTTTGTCTATAAGGGGTATATACTATTGTACTTGTTTCATCCTAGTTACAAGTCGCTCAGCACGATTTGGTACTTGATTATACCAACGGCTATCAACCATTTGATTTGCGGCCTCTTGCCAATTACTAATTGCCACAGCTGCAATAAACTTTTTAAACTTACTAAGCCTTGGCCTCCCCATATTAAACATCATATTAGCAATAATTAGTTGAACTTCATCGGGCAATACTTCAAAACTGGGGAAGAGCGTTTCACATTCTTCAAGCACCACGATGATGTCGCTAGCAAAACATTCGTTGACTCTATCTTCTGAGACAGGCGTTCCGACAGGTTGTCCATACTCCACATCATCCACCAAAATAAGGTGCCCAATACCAAAAGTTGGATACCCAAGATGGTCCATATAGATTTCATATTTACATCCCTCATCAATAAACAAATCTTCCTTTAGTTTATCTATATTCATTTGGTTAGCCTCTTTTGCTTTTCATATGTCCTTAAACCGCCAATCCCCAACATACCGCCTAGAACAGGCAACAGGGTGCTCATGTCAAACTCAGGTAGGGTAGGTAGTTGAGTACCTGTTAGGGCCACTACAAAGAGCAGTATGGGCTGTAAAACAAAATGATATGCAAAGGCAGAGGCGCACACCCAACCAACCGCTGGTCTCCACCCACCTTTAAAAACACTACCACTAGCGGCTTCAGCCTTGTTAACTTCTATTTGAGCAAGTGCTAACTGTTGAGCATGTTTTTCACCCATAGTAGCAAGCTCGTGTGCAATCCTAGCCTTTTCATCTGCATCAGGAATAAACTTATCTAGTAGGCTTGTTACTGGCCCAATAAGTGCTTGAATCATGTTGCTTCTCCTCGTGCTTTAATACACTTTCCTTGTACAGGATAATGAAAAGGTACACCTTCAATAATATCTTTTCCCATTTCAATTGTCCTCTCTTGACATTGTTCTAATTCTTTATACGGGCCTCTTGTATCTTGTGCCATGAAACAATTCATAGTGCCTGTGATACAAACCAACACCCATGCCTCAAACATGTTATCCTCCGTTTGCTATTTTTTGTAGGTACATTATCCACCAAATGATACCTCCACCACCACCTCCAACAATTACAATAGATAATATAATACTTAAAATAAGATCTTTCTTTCTTGCTTCTTCCTCAAGCACTCTCTTTATTTCAGCACGTTCATTAGCAATCTCAGCCTGAAGTCTTTCCCATTGCCCTGGCTTTCCATATAGCTGAAAGATAGATCGTAGTTCTTTACGCATATCTTCTAGTTTTTCTTTACGAAAATGCTTTTCAATAGCTGAGTCTTCTGCTAAAGAAAACTTAGATTTCTTTTTTCTGGCTGCACCAAATTGAAGTTCTGCTTCTCCTTGAGCGTAACGAGCAACTGCATTACTCATAGAGGAAAGGTCACGACCCATCTCTATACCTTTTTTAATTGCTGAATGCCCTGCAGATAAGGCGGCGAAAGCTGACACTGGGTCGATCATTCTAGTATACCCTCACATTTTCTGTGTTAATGTATTTTGGAATACAATAGGCTGTCACTCGATCCTTTGCATTTACATAATCGTTATATTTATAATTACCGTATTGTTTAGAAACCTGACTGGCGAAGTAGAGGCAGTCGTTAATATTATAGAAGTACATATCTCCGCTAGTTAGTTTTCTTGTTTCTCCTGTCCCCAGATATACTAATAGGAGAAACACGTGCGTCATAGTTTAGTTATTAGCATAACGGCTACAGCTATTACTGATGCTGTTGATAGCATAAGCATAGCCTCTAGCCGCCACATCCTTTTGTCTAGTGACTCTAGTTTACTGTTCACCATTTCATATCTGATAGCACATTCTTTTTCGTGTGCGTCTAGTTCCATTTGGACTTTAAGCTCTGGTTCTAATGACATCTTCATTATCCTGCAATCTCATAAACATTACAAGCTACATGAGATGATCCACTTTGAAATTGACCAGTTTGACCAGTGCTTCCTGCTCTAAATTGTAATTTAATTGCTATAGCAGAAGTTGTATGATCAGCAGGAGCTATTTTTTGTTTGAAAGCAAAAAAGAATGGAAACCAAATTGAGTCTCCCAGCTTGCCAAGGTTGTCTCCTGCTAAAACGTATGCGTTTCCTGATGCACCATTGTAGTAACTTTTGATGTATCCTAAGACATCTTGGCTTGATGGTGCAAAACCACGCATATTGCCGGTAAAATCTAAAATGATTGTTGATGATGAAGACACTGGTGTGTAAGTAAAACTACTGCCAGTTACATCTGCATAAGCGTCAGATGTTTGAGTTTGTGTAGCAGTCATTTGATGGTAATGCTGTGCTGTATTGATTAAAGAACCACTAGGCATATTTGCAGAAGCAAGCGTTGGAATCCCAGCAGATGTAACTGCGCTAAGAGACTGATTGTTAAGTTTTGTTAAAGCCATATCTGTCTCCTATCCTATTAAGTATCCGCCAAGAGAAGTGTCTGGAGCCATAACTGTGACTGCCACTGTTGACCTGACTTTCATTTGAATTTCATCACCTACTGCTAATTGAACAATGCGACTTCCCTGTATGCCGTCATAATCTGCATAACTAGCACCGTCACTATGGCTACCAACAAACCTCATATCATCATGTGCATCTGAACCATTAAAACTAAGTTTAATTTCAGCAAAGCGAGAAGGGCTGTTGTTGTTAAAATAACCTGTTCTTGCAAACAGTAGATAAAGGCCAGCAACAGGAGCTACGAATTTACTATTTGTATTATCCCAACCAGCATGACCTAGATTGTTGTAGCTGTTTGTTGACGGTGACGATGTGCCGTTTGTTTTTAACGACATTAAAGTAACGGTGTCTGCGCTTATGGCTACATTTGATAAAAGTTGAGCATGGAACGCTGGACGCTGGGGAGTGAATATTCGCCCCGAACTATCAATCGTCAGGCCAGTAGTGCCGCCGCTGCTCTGGATGGAGTCTACTTTAAGTATTCCTGTCATTTATTCCTCCTATCGCAGCCTGTGACCACAAACATAAGTGCGATATGTATTGCCTGATCTATTAACTGTTGTTGTACCGCCGCTAGATACATCACATTTCAAAGTAACATCCATATAATCTGTAGCTGTTGTTAAATCCATAATTGCGCTAAATGAAAAAAGAGCTTCAGTTTGTGGTGTGCCTGATCCACCACTTGCTCTTAATTGACCAAGATTTTGAACAACATTTGTACCATTTTTGCGGATGTCTACTTGTGAATTTTCAATATTATCAGTAGCATTTGTATAAAGATTTACACTAACCCACCAATATCCTTTAGTGTTTGCATTAACAGTAAGTCGATAATTTGAAGTGTCCCAAAGACTATCAGGATCTGCAACAACATCATTAAATTGAATCACTGTTGGTACGTTATCGGCAATGCTTCCTTGATCAGCGATAAGATCAATCATAAAAAACGGCATTTTAGGCTGGGTAATAATGCCAGTAGAACCGACAGTAATCGCATCAGTGCCATTTGTATGTTGGATAGTTTGTACTCCAAGTTCACTTGCCATTATGCTGCTCCTATTCTAACTGCGCCAAATCCTGTGCCATATTCTGAACCACCAAAAAGCCTTAATGTTCCGCTAGCACTATCATCTACCATATAGACGTACAATTCTAAAATATCACCTGCTGCTAATGAAAGTATTCCAACACCAGCTTCAATTATTTGTTGCATATGTTTACCACCAGTGTTAAAACTTTGCCCAAATCGGTATACTTCAGTACCATTTTTTTTGAAATAAAATTCAACTGCTTCGCCATCGTTTCCAGCATTTGAAAAATCAAAAAACACGTTAGCAGTTACTAAGTAAATGCCTTCTTGACCAGACGGAACAGTAAATGTCGTGCCATCAAAAGAATTGTGACTATCTATTTTATCAGTTGTCATTCCAACTACTTTTACAGTACTAGCTCTAGCAATAGTTTGAGTTGAAGCTAAACGACCATGAAAATGACATTGCGTTAACTTAGTAGTTGTTCCAGTTTTACCAAAAATTTCATCTACATATAGTTTACTCATATCACACCACCGTAAATGTGCCGTTAACAGTCAACGTAGCTGCAAGCGTAAATGGTCCTGCTACAAGAGCATTCTCACCACTGGCAATCGTTGCATTGTCTGTAAGGCTGTTAGGGTTAACCCGAATATTCGCTACGCCACCACGGCTAATAGTGCTACTGAGTTTTGCAGTTCCAACGGAACCATCTGTAGGTACTACACTGTTACCTACCTCACCTAACGCAAGAATGTAATCAATGCTGTCAGATGACGATAGGTTAGATGCAAATATAATATTACTGCCACTTACACTGTAAGCGTCATTAGGTGCTTGTGTTACACCGTTAAGGGATACAATCAGGGTTTCTGCTGTAGCTGGCTTAAATGCTGCACCGTTATAAGCAAGCGCATAAGTAGCTGTAGCAGATGCCGTGATTGCATCTAGTTTTTTAAATTGACCCGCATCAGGGGCTTTACCAATATAAGGCATATTATCCTCCTTCTGCTGGTGCTATTGTTAGTTCGCCAGCGTCTACCTGACGCATGATTTCTGCGTAGTGTGCGTTTCCAATGGCAAGAGGAACAGTGTATCCCATCCCATCAATGGTGGCCTTGATAGCATCATTCTCACCCGTCTCAGAATGAGCCATGTATTTTGCAGAAGTAATGTTCATTTCATTCATTTTATAACTCCGCAGTTAACTGTAGGTCTGCCGTGATAGCATTTAACACATACGCGACCTCATCGCTGATGCCGCTACCGAAATTCACCCTTAGTTGTAAATTAGAAGCACCTATAGTGGCATACGTTACATTCGTTACGGAGTTTGTGCCGGAGTTTGTGTTGCCTGACCTGTGAAACGCATACCCAGTATCAGGCACTGATGGCTCTGCCCTCATTGGCGTAGCCAAAGGAATACCTGTAGATATGCTTGCTGACCCCACGCCATTCCCTGCAAAATATGAAGAGTTACCCACTATCTGAAAATACCTTTGACACCTAGCCAACTCATCGCCATACGACCGATGCTCAAACGGCGTGCTTTGTTCGCCAACCTCAAGCTGGACTCCGGTAATTTGCCACGTTGCATTTGTTGTAGTTACAACAGCGTTTTGTGCATGACCAAAGTATGTGTTTGCAGTCGAGTATGCTGACCAAGAAGTGCTATCAGAAGAAGTAAAATTACTCCCTGCCGCTATACACCAGCTAATTTGAAAACTTTCATTTGCGTCATTATCTATTGAGCCACTTGCGTCACCATCAATAGTTACGGATTTTTGTTCCCAAGTATTTGCTGATGATATTGTATAAGTCCTAGTGATTATGCGGACAGTATCAGCACTATAAAAGTAAATTGCGAATGTGCCGGTTTGTGATGACTTTACATAAAATGACAAAGTTAGTTTTTTAGCAGAGCCAGTTCCATAACCAAGCTGTTGTAAGTCCTGACCTTCAAGTGCTGTCCGTATTCCTAGACTTTCAGCAGCGTCTACTGCTGTTTCTGCTGTGGTCGTTGTAAATTTATACGAGTTGCTAAAGCCAGCAGGGGCATCTGTTACTTGTGTTTGAGTAAAGGCAAGCTGGCCAAAGGAACTTTTATGAACATTGAATCGGTCTACAGTTTGATACCCTGAAGACGTGCTTGACGTACCCCGCTGCGCCACCTGCATCGCACCGTTGATAATCAGGTTCCTGTTGCCATGAATAGCAGTATCTTCAAGGCTATCCGATCTTATTTTAGATAATGCCATACTATACTCCTTGTGAGTCTACATGAGCCTCATATGCTGTCTTAATTGCACTAGTCCACACGGCGTTGCACACCGCCTGTACGCTGGCATCCTCACCAGAGATGTCTGTATCGCCCCATGTGTCGCCAGACTTAGTGCGGCATTGCAGGACGTGCCGATGATAGGTGCGGCTAATTTCTATGCCGTCATCCTTGACGACGGTTGCCTTGCGAACTTGCACGGCTTTGTACGGCCCACGAACTTCGCAATCGTATTCAAATTCTTTTGTTAGTGCCATTGTTTACTCCTTTGTTTACCGTCGCTTGGCTGCGACCTGTCTGACCCCTACCGGCTGGTGGGGTTAATCTGCCCTATAAACAACTACAATTCTTAAATCTGCATTGAGATTGGCTGCTACATTTGAATTAGTGCCAACGATAGAACCGCCATCAACTTGTTTGTAAAATGCAAGATTGGTTTGATTCCTCAAGCCTAAGAATGAGGTATTAGCACTTGAAGTCCAAAATCCACCATTGTAAGTCCAGAAGGCTCCGAATGAATGGTCAACGTCATTCGTAATTGTAAATGGCAATCCACCTACATAAATGTGACTATTATTTTCTGTGCCAGAAGTTGCACGCAGTTGAATTGAACAAATTACCTGTCTGCCAATTTTAATATATGTACCAATTTGAGTTGAGTATCCTGCTGAAGTAAGTCCTTGTTGAAAAACAGGAGTAAACGTGCCTTCCTCATAGTCATCAAGGGCATTTGCCGCCGCCGTGTCGCCGTTGAAGGTGAGGCCACCGCCGGACAATAGACGCATACGTTCTGTAGGGTTAGTTGAACCAGAATTACAAGTTAAGAAACGAATATACCCGCCGTCTGCACTTGATGTTGTCTGAGCAAGGTCAATCTGGCTAACAGTCCCACGATTACTTGCGCCAATAATTCTGCCGCCAGCGGTTGCTACGTCTAAAGATTGTTTGCTTGTAATGTGACCATTTTCATCAACTGTTACTTGACCACCGCTGCCAGTCATAACCGTATCGCCCGTCCCATTCGGGTCGAGGGTGATGTCGCCATTCGTGTCGGTGCTGCTGATCGTGTTGCCGTCGAGGCGTAGGTTGTCTGCATTTATTTGTGAAGCAGTAAGTGGTGCATCACTTGGATGTGTTGCTGTTTGTACAGCTTTACCTTGAAACACTACATAAAAGTCATCAGTGCTTTCTACATTACCTGTCATAGCTAAAGATGTACCTGCTGATACAGTATAAGCTATTCCAGGTTCTTGTCTTACGTTATTAACAAACACTTCTATTTCATTAGCATTAGCTACTGAGTGTGA